TACTGATTGCATCACGGGAAAGATTACCAGCACGACGGAACATTCTGTTCTTCTTGGCTTGATCAATCTCCTTATATCCTTCTTCTACTTCAACTTCTTCCTTCTTCATCTTCTTATTTTTTGCTTCAATCTCTTTGTTTTGGCGCATGATATCTGCAATGCTACCAGAGATACCAGTGAATCCATCCTTAGAAGGATCAGTCTGTTTCTTGGAGTCATCTTTATAACCACCAGCAGAACGAGCTGCACGACGATTCTCGTCCAACTCAACTTCTTCTTTTCTAGGTCCTCTACCAGTGAGTTCTCCTTTTGTTTGTTTCTTTCTCAGATTCTCAGATGACTTATCAATAACAGCACTCATCTTACCCATCTTTCTTCTGTTGTCACCAGATGCTTCACCTGAATCCCTAGCATCTTGCATAGCAGCCTTGCTGAGTTTCTTATATCTGTCATACATTCTCTGATGCTTATCAAAACTAATCTCTTTATAACCTTCAAGAATTTCTTCTTTCCAAGACTCACTCATAGATACCATCATACCGATGGCAGCTTCCTCAGTTTCCGCGAAACCTTCGTCTAGTAAATAGGATTTAATGATGTCGAACTTATCCATCGGTGGCAAAAAGTACTTTTATGCTGTTATTTATTATTGCCAACATCTGATATAATAAATAACCGATTCTGGGAAACGATAAATATAAAAATAGGGATACACTGAGGAAATTTTAATGTCTAGACTGGGTATCAATACAGGCAGTAGCGCTAATGATGGTACTGGTGATTCATTGCGTTCTGCAATGGGTAAAATTAATAGTAACTTTCAAGAACTCTACGATACCTTTGGGGATGGAGATGATCTAGAAAGTTATGTAGATAGTGCGGGTATTTCAACAGTCGCAGAGAACCTGACTGGGAATCCGATTATCAACACAACAGGTGCAGTCGTTGCTGGAGTAGCAACCGCAGAAGCACTTGAAGTCAGGAACATCACCGCAACAGGTGTCATTACCGCAACACAATTCTTCGGTGATGGTAGTCAACTCGAAAACGTAGTTGCAACCAATGCAGGTGTTGAGATTCTAGATGACTCGGTTAGAAAAGGTGTTGCAAAAGAACTCAACTTCGGTAACGGACTCACATTAGGTGATCCCGATGGTGCAGGTCGTGTCCTTATCTCCCTAACAACTTCAGTAGTCAGTGGCGGTGGAACAGTCGCAGCTGGCATCGGAAGTATCGAATTAAGAAATGATAACGTAATCCTCGGTGAATTCTCCAAGATCGACTTTAATGAAAATCTTGGTGTAACAGTTGCAGGTGGTATCGCAACAGTTACTGGAATCACAACTATCGTAGATGCAGCAAGACTCGCATACTACACTCCTCTCGCAGGTGTATCCTCCCTAGCAGATGTAGCAAAGACTCTTACAACTGATTCCTACGTTAATACCACTGGTATTATTACTGCATCCCAGTTCTGGTCAAATGGAGAACTTGTAACAGGTTCTCAGGGCACAACAGGAACCCAAGGTCCATACGGATTCCAAGGCGTTCAGGGACCTCAAGGCACCCAGGCATCTCAAGGTACTCAGGGACCATACGGATTCCAAGGCACCCAAGGCGTACAAGGTCTCCAAGGCACCCAGGCATCGCAAGGAACCCAAGGCATCCAGGGTACCCAAGGCGTTCAGGGAGTTCAAGGCGTACAAGGACTACAGGGTCCTCAGGGCGTACAGGGCACTGAAGGTGAAGACGGAACCTCAGTAACCATCGTCGGTAACATCCCATCCAATACACAGGGTATTGGTGCTACAACGTTGACTGCAGATGATACTGGTTACGTTTGGTATCCACCTGTTGCTGGTAATGGTGTTATCGCAGATGACACTGGTCGTCTTTGGACATTCGGAGCAACTACTTGGTCAGATGTTGGTCTAATCAAAGGTCCACAAGGCGCAACTGGTCTTCAGGGAACAACTGGATCGCAGGGTATTCAAGGCGTTCAAGGCCTCCAGGGAATTCAAGGAGTACAAGGAACCACTGGAGATACTGGCAGTCAAGGATCGCAGGGTATTCAGGGCGTTCAAGGTGTACAAGGCGTACAGGGAACTCAAGGTGTACAAGGACTTCAGGGTGTTCAAGGAACCCAAGGCGTTCAGGGTCTGCAAGGCACGCAGGCGGCACAGGGTACTCAAGGTATCTTAGGTATTCAAGGTGCAGACGCATCTGATATTGCTGCACAAGGCATTCAAGGTATTCAAGGCATTCAGGGTGTTCAGGGAACACAGGGCATCCTTGGTCAAGATGGTTTCCAAGGTGTTCAGGGTGAAACTGGCGCAGGTTTCCAGGGTCTCCAAGGTGCAAGTGGATCTCTACCTGGTGCAGGTGGAACTTGGGCAGTCTCCGATGGAGCACTTGCGGGCATCTTCACCACAGGAAGAAAAGTTGGTGTTGGTTCTACTAGACCATCTGTAGATCTATCAGTCGAAGGTGATGTTCAAATTTCTGGTATTGCTTCTGTTGCAGATCTGAAGTTCAGTTCAAACATTGTTGAGAGTACCAGTGGTGCTCTATACATGAGAGCTCCTTCTGGTCAATACGTTCTCTTTGATCAAAACCTCGTTTACTTTACTTCTACAACTAACGTCTACTTCCAATATGGTATTGACGTATTTGGTAACGGAACCGCATCAAACTTCAGAGGTCAACTTAACGTTGGTGCAAATGGTGCAGGGTTCGGAGTAACCATGACCGCAGGTGGTATTGAAGTTGGTGGTTCTGGTATCGTTACCGCATCTAATTTCAATGGTGGAATTAGAATTGAAGAATCTATTGATGACAATGTAAATTACAATGTCGTCATGATGGACAACTCTGGTGCAGGTAACTCCTACAGCAAGTTGATGGTTGATAATGGTGGACTTAGATTCAACCCAGGAACTAACTACCTATATGCGTCAAACTTCTCTGGTACTTTCCATGGAAGTGGCGCAAACCTAACAAGTTTAGACGCTTCTGAATTAACTGGTGCTCTCCCTGCAATCGATGGTTCCGCACTTACGGGAATCAGTGTTGGTGCAGGAACAAGTATTAAGGATGATGGAGATACAGTAAGAGTCCAAGCAAACACTTCTGGTGCAGTTGTCACTGGTGTTCTAACTGCGACTTCATTCTCTGGTGATGGTGGTGGACTTACTGGTGTTACTGGAGCAGGTGCAGGTGTAACTGTCACTGATAGTGGAGTTTCCAGAGGAACTGCAGGAACAATCAACTTCGGTATTGGTCTCACATGTTCTGAAATCTCTGCAGGAGTTGTAACAGTTACTGCACAAGGTCAATCTGGTGTTAATACAACTACTGGATCCGCAGGTGTTGCATACACTGTACATAGTTTCGCATTGAGTGACTATGCAAGTGCAGAGTATACCTTCACTTGTGGACTTGGAACCCAGAGACAAGTTCAGAAACTTCTTGTTATGCATGATGGTACTACCGCATACTCTCAGGAGTTTGCAATCATGTACTCACCAAGTCAAATCTTGTCTATCGACGCAGCAGTCGTTGGAAGTAATATTGATGTCAGACTTACTCCCGAATCGGGTCAGTCTGGTGTAATTACATCTAGATGGAACATTAACTATACAGGAGGAATCTGATGATCGAGACAGATAGAGCCAGTCTTGAACCTACTGAAGAACAGGTAGTTTACGAGACTGGACCTAATAGACTGGACCGAGACAGTCTTGATTCTGTCCCAGGTGGAACTGGGAAAAAATTATATACCATTGGGTGTTATACCAAAGAAGATTGGGAACATGTCCATGAAGTTCTCATGCAAGATGGGACTTTGGAAGATAATATCCCACCATCTTCAATTGAGTGTGCAGACGAAAAAAGTCATAGTGATACGAGAGGAACTTATCTCCTCGATGATGAAGAAGCAGCTGCACTCAAAGATCACCCGAGAGTAGAATATTGTCATATTGATTATCAGTCTTATCCTGGCACTTATGCTCCTGAACCAGGTGAACTACACGCAACTCCACAATATAAGAAAAGATTTGAAAAAGACGTAATCAATTATCGTGCCTGGAATACTGGACCCACAGACTCGCGACCACCCCAAACTGGTGCGGGATCAAGTGACTATAATAGAACTGGATATCAAATTTATAGACATACACAGAGAGAAAATCCCTGGGATGCAACAGATACTGGAATAAGTGATTCCGATCACCATGTCTTTGTCAGAGATGTGGAACAACTTGGTGATGGTACTGGAGTCGATGCAGTTATCTGCGATGATGGATTCTGGGTTGCACATCCAGAGTTTGTTGATTGTGGTAATACCAATCCTGTTAATTGGAAAACTGGAAACGCACTAACTTGGGCAGGCATTTCTACTCAAGGTTCAAATTGTTGTGGTGTTTTGGATATTATTGTTGATGCACCATACTATATCGATCCAGACTTCTTCGATGCAAATCCATCACTCCTAACTACTCGTTGGGATGGAACAACAGTTCCTTTGGAATCTGCAGCAAGATCTTGGTGGTCTGATTCGTCTCAAAGATCTGTGGGTTTCTCCACCATTGGCACCGTTAGTGGAATTAGCACTGCATACACAAGAGCTAGATGCAATGGTTCCAACACTGCGAAAGCAACAAATGGAACAGACCACGGAACACAATGTGCAAGTCAAGTATTTGGAAAGAATTATGGTGTTGCTTACAACTGCAACAAATGGGTAATGAATCTATATGGCGGTAGTGATGCAGGTATTGCGGGTCCAGGTTTTGATGTCTTAAAATTATTCCATCTTTATAAACCAAATTATAGTTGGGTATCCGAAACAAACGGCAGACAACAAAATGGAGATAGAAATCCTACCTTATCAAGTCACAGCTGGGGATACAGGAGCAGTTCACATTCTAGCGAAGGTGACTATTATTGGTACAGACCAGCAGATATTGATGGAGGTACTAGTGCTACAAGCTATACAACAGAACCAGCCTTCTTCGTTGATGTGGGTAATTATGGAGACTCAGGAAGAATGAAGGGTGAACACCCTAGAGAAGCTTCTTATGTTGTTGCAGGAAAAGAAGCAGTAGATGCAGGTGTTATCTTCGTCATTGCCGCAGGTAATTCAAACCAAACTCAGGTAAATCCAGGAGATCTTGATTACAATAATTACTGGAATGGTAGTCCTGGTGTTGCACTAACAGAATGTACACATACAGAATTTGGTTATACTGTTTATAATACTCTGAACAGAAGAGGTTGGCCACAAGCAATTGGTGCAGCAGGTACGGGTGCGAATACCATTTACCCTGCAATCAATATTGGCGCATTGGATGATCAAATTCAGAGTGGTGGAACGGGTGGCAGTAATGTTGGCGACAGACCAACAGATTATAAAGAAAAAATTGTTAGTTATAGTGACCGAGGTTCTAGTATTGATTGTTATGCTGCAGCAGATGATACCCTTTCAGCTGATGGAAGAGCTAGTGCTCTAACTTATCAACATCCAGAAACATATACTGGACTAACAGTTACTGCATATGATGTGGATTTTGGTGGTACTAGTTCTGCATGTCCAACTGCAGCAGGATGGATCACTACCAAACTTCAATACAATAGAGCATGGTTGTGGAGTGATATTAAGACTTGGTTGAAAAATCAATGTGGTCCCCAGAATCCAGCGAAGTTTTACATGGGCGGAGACCAAACATCTTGGTCTGCAACTGATGACAACTGGAGAGATGCACACGGAACAAATAACTATGGTACAGATATCGTAGTCATTTGGGATGCACCTACAGGTTCTCCATCCGAACCACAGAAACCAGAGATCCGACTAAAGAGTCCAGGTGGTCTAACAGTCACCAATGGACTGGAAATAAAGTTCACTTGATAAATACCTAAAAAGTATAAACTAATGGCAGAGAAATCTTTTGGTGTAAAGGATATTAACTTAGTCGGAGCAGCAGGAACTCCGACTTTGGAAAGTAATGGTGAGTTGTATATCAATGCAAGTCACGTTGCAATTCAAACCAATACAACAATTTCTGGTGTTTGTACTGCAACTAATAAACTTGAGATTCGAGTCGATGATGGCACTCCTGCTAGAATTGATTACTATTGTGAAGTATCCGACTCACACTATACAAGACTCCAGTCAGCAGCACACGCAGATTATAGTGGAAACGTAGAGGTAACTCTACCTGTAACCAGTGGAGACATTATTGTCGGAAACGCTAGTACTTCGATTGATGATAATATCAATACAACTGGTATTATTACTGCATCGGTATTTTCTGGTGCAGGAACAAGTCTGACTGGTGTTAATGCTGATTTACTGGATGGTATTGATTCCACTTCCTTCCTCCGTAGTGATGCTGCCGACATCAAGAGTTCTGGTGACCTGACCTTTAGTGATGATGTCAAGGCTATCTTCGGTACTGATTCCGACCTTGAGATTTTCCACAACTCTAGTAATGGCAACACTATTATCCAAGAAACCACTGGTGGTAATCTCGTTATCAAGGGATCAAATTTATTTCTTCAAAGCGCCGGCAGTGA